CGGCATTCACGTTTCCATTCTCGATACTAACGAGCGTACCGGGTTTAATTTGTGCGGGAGTATCGTAATAGGTCGCACGGGTCAGTACCGCCCGGTCGCCACTGTCACTTGTTGTGAGTTGATAAATACCGTTCGCCACGCTCGAATAGGTCGTATCGTCTTTATATAAAATAAAACTATTTAGCGGGGGTGTTGTCCCGTCAGTTGTATAAACGCCATTGCCGGGCGCGGTCAATTGCGCTCCCACACCACTCGACCCGTTTGTGTATGTCCACCCGGTAAGATTCGCGGTTGACGCGGCATAGACGGAACCTAACGGCGTGAAGCCCGTCCCAATACTCTGAACGTATTGCATCGTCGCCGCTTGTAACGGATTGGTGGGATCGCCGTTTAAAATAAGGTTACCGGTCATCGTCCCGCCGCTCAGGGCGAGATAGCCGGGAATTGATAACCCGGACGGTAACGAGTTAGTGATCGAAGGATTGCCGCTGCCATCTGTTGCGAGCAAGCCGAACGGGCTAGTCGGAAGTAATGACGCATGACTCGCCCCGGATACAAGCAGGCTTCCTGCGCTCGGGCTTAATACCGCGCCCGTACCGCCTTGCCCCATCGAGACGGGAATCGAGATCGATCCGCCGCCAATTTTTACATTAAATACACTACATAACGTCAGAAACTCTGCGGCGGTAATCATACGGCGCTATCCTTACGCGGTTACAATACTATTCCAGATACCATTAACGGCACAAACAAACATCACTGTTGTATTTGCGATAATCGATAGCGCGGTATTCGCTGAAAGCGCGTTAATCGCATCCGCTGAGGCTGGGAAACAATCCATCGCGTTACTGGCGGCCGCATTAATAACGGTAACGATCTCACCGGCAAGCGCGGCCGGTAGTTTGACGCTATCGCCACCCGCAGCAACAACGGTCACACGGTTGATCGCGTTAGTTAGCGCGGTCGCCGAGCTTTGACCGCCACCCGAAAATGCGGTAATTGCGTTCGCATGAGATTTAATATCGAGTCCGGTCGTTGTGAGGCTTGCGAATGTTACATTGCTTGCAATAGCAAGCCCGAGATTAGTCCTTGCGGTCGCAACGCTCGCAAGATCGGATAAATTGTTAGCGATTAATAGCCCGGGGTTTGCCGCCCACGCTGCCACGCCGCCGACAACGGTAAATAAATACCCGTTTGTTCCAATTGCGATACGGACGTTATTGCCGCCGCTAAACCCTAATAAATCGCCCGCTGTAGTCAGTGGCGAAATATTATTAAATGCGGTTAAAGGTGTCGCCACATCTGATAAATTGTTCGCCTTAAACAGCCAAGAATTCGCGTTAAAACGGGCGTTAGATACGCCACCAACTAAACCGACGATTATATCTGTTGAACCCGCTACTACCGACGCGGGAAAACCTGTCCATGCAATAGTCATTATATTAACTCTCCGTAACCATAATGTCGCCGCTTTCATCGGTCATGACGTCGCCGCTTTCGTCTGTCATGATCTCGCCGCCGGGCAATATAGGCGTATAAATCCAATTAGAAATAAAGATAATATTTGTACCGTCATTTTCGAAGGTTTGAACGTACGCGCGGCCAGCGTATTGGACGGTAATCGTTGAAATGAAACTGCCGCTAAAAATAAATTCTTGCGCGAGACTATCTAGCGGTAGCATTGCGCCGTCACTTGCTTGTACGGTTGACCCCATACACTAGCTCCCTGTCATGATTTGCTGATAAATACGCGCGGCCTCAACCGGGTCGGTCGTCGTTATACTATAACTTATTTTTGGCTTGTCGGGAGGGGGATTATCTGAATTATTAAACTCGTTCCAACGTGCTTGAGTCTTCAAATAAAATACCATAGCCGATACATTGCCTTCACGTGCTTTTTGCACAAGTAGCCCGGCTATCTCTGCAATGACGACCGATTTGCCGTTCTTGATCGCTTCCTTCAATACCGGATCGCGTGCGATCATTCTATGAAGCGTGATCGGTTTTAACTTAAAATAATAGGCGAGTTGATCCGTCGTCAATCCGTGCCCAGCCAAAACGCGGCACTCTTCGATCATTTTATAAGACGTGACGTATTTTTTTACATATTTCTTTACTGTCTTTTTTTTCTTCTTTTCTGCCATGTTTGTATTACTTCCTTAAATATTATTACGGTATCACACTCCGTCGTTCCGGTCACGTTGCCGGTATCCGGCTCGCCGAACGGCCGACGAACGGACGAAAACGGTCGCCGAACGGACGAAAACGGTCGCCGAACGGACGAAAACGGTCGCCGAACGGACGAAAACGGTCGCCGAACGGACGAAAACGGACGTTTCGTTGTGCAAACGAAGCGCAATCCCCCAACTATTCCCTTAGTTCGTCGTACAAAGCCGGATCATTTTTCGTAATCTGCCCGTTTTATTTACAATCACATGGATACCGGCCTGTACCGGCCGTATACCGGCCATGCTATACCGGCCGTCCCCTTTTATTTAATTAAATAATTAATTAATAAGAATATTTTATTATTAATATAAAGGGTGTGGCCGGTATGGCCGGTATAAATAGAAGTCGGTGGAATGGGGAGTAAACGGGAAGTATAGGCCGTGACCTACAGTATGCCGGAGGGTACCGGTGGAGTCGGCTGGAGCGATTTCATTTTATACCGGCCATACCGGCCGTGTTAATAAAAAGTTTAATAGAATCAATGAGTTAAGTTAAGGCCGGTATAGGCGAGCCGGTATGAGGCCGGTATATTTCGATACCGGCTCATTGACAGGGATTAACGCGAGGATTGTGTCACTAGGAAGTTACGGATTTAGTATACCGCAAATTACGGTTATTGCTATACTCCGCGGCAATTGTGAGGGGAGACCATGAAAAAGAAGAAACTAACGACCGCCGAGGCCGCCGAGCTTTTGGGCGTCTGTAAGCAACGAATCGACGCTAAACTCAAGCAAGGCCATTTCCCTAACCATAAGCGCTGTGACTGCGGGCGCTCTATCCTTATCCCTGCGGCCGACATCGAGCTTGACCGCAGGTATCGGCCTAGGCAGAAGGTAATCGTTGAACCTAAGTGAAATTTGACGCTATAGCCGGAGGATGCGCTCGATAATGACGTCCTTGGTTAATACCATCGCCCGGGCGGTCACGATATTTTCAGCGTAAACGACCCGCGCGCTCTCTGCGCCCCACGCGCCATTTACCAATTTACGGAACCAAACTTTGTATGTGTGCATAATTCCCCCAAAACTGGATAATCAAATAAACATAATACGTACCGAAACTTATCGCAAATAGCCGCATAGTTGCACCCCTTATATAGACGTGCAACTATAGACGACCGCCTATACTTAATCAACTTTCGTCTGTGCTTCCGTGTAGGCTTTTGCAATGTCTTCAACCGTTTGCAGTTTAAGCGCTACATGATCGAAACGAAGGTATAGTGTCGGCTTGCTACCATCCGGCTGGACGTTCCGGGTCATGCGGCCGTCTTTTAATGCCGGATGCCACCCATAACCCAAACTTTCCATCATCTCGCGGCGTTTGCGCCTTGGCATGGCGCGATCCGCTTTCACGCGTACGAGTAAATTATCGAGTGCGATCGAGGATACCCAGCCGCCCCGGAAGCCCGATAAACCTTCCGCTACGGCTTCGAGTACTTCCTGCTCGATGCGTCCCATGCCCTGCTCGATAGCGGCCTCGGTTGAGCTTGTCTGTGGCGCTTTCTCGCCATGCGCGGGATTAAGCGCATCGGGGATCGCATAACCTGCCAGAAACCAATGAATGATTGCGTACCCGTTACACTTCCTCGCCCATTTATATAATTCGGAAAAATAGCGTGCGTCCATTTCGTCCCGTATCAAGTCTTGCGCGTTTTGCTGCGGGGTATAGAACGGGGCGAACCGGCGATCGTTGCGGGTCTTCCTGAGCCCGTCCTTGTGATTGGTATTCAGGATGAAATTCGCGCAAATACTCCGCGTGATTTTCGTCCCGCCCTTCGCCTCGATTTCTTGGTATTGCCCGGTAATCATCGGCTTTAATGCTTCGATTACCTCGAATTTCGAATCGGCGAGAAAGATATCTTCGACCCCGACGAAAATACGGGCGTATAGCCAATCATTGAATTTCGAGGCGATCTCGGCCGCTTTCGGGAAATGGCTATATCGTTGGCCGATCGCGAACGCAACGGCGTAGGTCAGGAAAGTCTTTCCGTTTCCCTCCACGCCTTGTATGAGCGGGCACCATTGGAATTTAACGCCCTTGTATTGAATGATCGCCGCAAGATAAGCGAGGATAATGTCTTGGTCGCGCCGGTCGGGGAATAACTTTTCAATGTGGCGCACGAACGGGGCGATCTCGCCGGACATCCGCAAGGTGTGTACTGGGTGATAGATATTCGCCATCCGTCGCCCGTCATCCAATACGATGCCTCCCGGGGTACAGTCTGGACGGAAAATACAGGAATCCGCCCGCGGTGCCCGGAATGCCTGCGATTCAGTAAATGCCTCGAAAGCGTTCCGGGTCGTCTTCGTATTAGCGACATCGAGCGGCATCATATTACCGCCATAGTACGCCTTGAACCGTTCGGGGGTGAGTAGCTGGCCGTCCGGTATCATGACCTTGTGTTCGTCGAGCACGTACACGCACCCGGCGAAATAATCGATCTGTTGATCGACTGTGAGGAACGTCGAGCCGGTGACGAGCTTAGGCCGTGGCGCATCGTCCGCTTGAATCTTATCGGGTGCTGTCGTATATTCTGGGGGCTTATCGTAAAGCACTTCTATTTGTCTCCCGCACACCGCTCGAATGGTGTTCGGGAGATAGTCGTTACGTTCCCATTTCTCGCGGACTAAGGCCGACCTCTTCATTAACGTCTCGATCCGTTCGCAATTCTTGCCCGTCCAGAAAGCGAGTCGTTGCGCGAGTGCCGCATCGGCGGAGCTCCGGTTATAGTTATCCGTTTCGTTCGGCGGATACGCTTTCGCAAGTACCGGCTCGTTCGCTTCCCAAAGATCGCGGAACGTAATGCCATCGCCGAATATGGCCGACACCGGTTTTGATTGCAGCATCCGCTCGATTAATTCGTCGTCCGTCGATTCGCAACGGTAGCCTTTAACGGCTTCGGTCGTCCACGGTTGCAATGACGAACCGCTATCCGGTTCCGGCTTGAAGTACGTCTCGACTAGCCACGGGAGTACGGCCGAACAATCCTTACCGGCATCACCCGTTGCATGGAACCCGGTAAGCGCGACAAAACGTCCGTCGGTATAAAATTCGAGTTTATTTTCGGCGTTGCGGCACGTATGCGGCGGAACGGTACCGGTGCCGAATATGTGAAGGCCGCGACCACCGCTTGAGACTTCGACCGCTGCGCCTTGAAAGGCGGCAAGCATTTTTAACGCGAGAGTTGACCATTGGTTAGTCGTAGGGTCATAACAATCGTCAATATCGATGAAGAAAAACGGGTCGTCCTTAGTGAATACGAAACCGACGCGCGCGTTCAATTCCTTTGCTTTGATATTAGCTTGATCCCGTGATAGCCAGATTTTCGGGTCGTGTGCGTTCGCGACTTTCCCGGTTCGCCAATTAATTGGCATCTTATCGTTTTTACCTGAACGGCGGGACGGTACGATCATATAGAGGATAAATTGATTATATTTCGTGAAAGCTTCCATAGTAAATAATCCTTCAAGTTTGCATCATAAATGCGATTACCTGTAGTTTGGTTTGCGGATTGATCGTGAGTGCGCGCGGATCGTTTAAAGTGATTCCCTGTGCAATAACTTCGACAATTCCACGTTCGACCGCCGCATCCATAACAGCGTTTTTTAAGTCTGACATGCGAGGAAAATAATAGCTTAAAAGAGAGACGGTTATGCCGACTTCTTTCATGACTTTATCGCGTGTAAGCTTATTGTACCCTATTTCTTTACTTATTTTTATAGCCGCGTCGATTAGCTGTTCGCGCCTGACGGCAGGCCTCGTTCGTTTTGCTCTTGACATATTACTTACTCCCCGACGGCGTGCCGTTCAAGGCATTCGACGATCACACGGACGCACTCCCTGCATACCGGACGATCGCCGTGCTGCCCGTTAACGGCCGCTTGGTCAATTGTCTTAAAATAAAATTCATAATTAGATAACTCACCGCACCATGTGGCATCGGCATTATCATTTCTTACATGGTTCATAGTGTCCCCTTGCCCGTCGCAAATACCGCGTCACCCCCTAAACTCATTATAAGCTCTGCCCATCTTAATTGGGCTTGCTCTCGATCGGTCGCCCGGTATTGCCAGCCGCCCGCTTTCACTTCCCGGCTGACAAACTGGCCGATCGTCCAGCCGACGTGACCGGGTTCGATCTTGACCGGTCGTATGCCGATAAGGTCGGCCGATTTCACCCGGGCGTTAACCGCCCCGGATTCGTTCGCAAGTCCATACCGTAGAAACGAACCGTCCCGGGCATAGGTCGCGCCGACGTTATTGCGCCAAAGACGCGCCCCGACGGTCACAGCTTCGAGCCGGATTTCGGATTGTATCGCCGATTCCGACTGTCCCGATTCGCGCGACTCGCATCCCGCGATACCAAAGATCGTACGCAAGTCATCGAGCGCCCACGACGATATGTTCCAACGCGCCGCCCACTCATTTAGCTTCATGCAATGCCCTCCATGTTAGCATAAGGCTATTTCATATTGCTAAATCCGTCAATAACTTGCTGAATTTTATCCCATAAATTATCCGCGTCATTGGCCTTGAGCGCCTGCGCGCCCATGACGTCAATGTCGAACGTAAAATAAAACTCTCGATATATTTCGCTATCTGATAACCCCGCGTGACGGCGATAGCCTGCCCATAGGGCGATGATTTGCCGTAATTCGGATTGCGCTTGTTGTCGGGCTTTATGCCGATTGATGACGGCTTTTTGTGCTATCGCATCTAAATGCTGTGGGACACGCGGCGCACCATCCACGCGTTCGATCTCGCCCCGCATTTGCGCGAGCACGTCCGGGTCGAGTTCGAGAAGGTCGCCATCCACTTGCTCAGGTGTCGACCGTGCTACAGGAATGTTGACATGACCGCAAACGGGGCACCCTCGCCGGGTTCGGGGATATACTGCCATACAGCTAGGGTTAAGACAGACGCGCAAAGGAATAGCATCGTCAGGAGCCGAACGCGCTTTGCGCTCCCGTCTCTCAAGAGACCATACGCGCGGCCGATCAGGTAACCCGTGACGAATAACATTATTAACGTGGTCAATGATAATAGCATGTTCTTTACCCTCTAATGGTCGGAGCGATCTTCCGAATTGCTGGCTATACAGGGAAAAACTCTGGGTTGGTCTCGCAAAGCTTACAACCTCAATCGCCGGACAATCGAACCCTTCCCCTAACAGGTCGACGTTGACAAGCTGCATGATCTCACGGCGCTTAAAGCGTTGCATGATCGCCGCGCGTAATGCGTCCGGCGTCTTGCTGCTAATGACTTCCGCGCTCACCCCCGCCGCTTTAAATTCCGTTGCGATAGCGGTCGCGGATTCGATATCGACCGCGAACGTGACGCCGAGTTTGCCCGGCGCGATCCGCATATAATGCGAGACAACATCCCCCGTGATATGTGACTTATGTATCGCGTTCCGTAGCTTCGGGGGGCTGTAGTCTCCTGTAGCCGTCACTGGAACGGCCGATAGGTCGAGATCGCTTGGGGGTGCGAATATTCGATAATCCGTTAAATACCCCTCACGGATTAACTCCCGCATCCCTACACCAACGATAAGCTTATCAATTATGCCGTCAGCGTTGCGCCCGAGCCCTTTACCGTCCGCCCGGCAAGGCGTTGCGGTCGGATATAGCCCGCGCGCGTTGGGGAACAATGCGGCCGCTTTACCCCATTTATTTTCACGTAGGGGGTGATGCCCTTCATCTTGCACGACGAGCGCGACCTGCGTGAACCACGGCTCGCGCATCTTGACGAGCGTATCAACGCCCGCGACGTGCCGCCGCGCATGGCCATCGTAAAACGCCCGACCGAGCTCCTGCATGTGTAAGGCGACGATCGAACGGATCGCAGCGGTCGGCGCGATAATATTATGCCGGACGCCGTGCCGTGCGAGCGTTAAGGATATCTGGCTAACGAGCTCGACCCGGTGAGCAATGGCGACGGATATCTCCGGTTCGTCCGCGATCACATGGGAGAATATGACGGTCTTGCCCGCCCCGGTTGCGAGTTGCACGCAAACATTCCGCGCGCCAGCGTCCCACGCGGCATATAGCTCGTCGATAGCTTTTTGTTGGTACGGTCTCAGTATTGACATTTTTAGCAATATACAGGTACTCTCGGAGACTGTCAAAATATTGGAGAAACGAAAATGATTAAAATTGAAATCACCGACCCGCACCTTGCGCCAAGGCAACTATTGATCGATGTCGCAACGCTATTGATGAAAATTGCGGGCGCTGAAGTACGTCCCGCCCCCGTTCCGCTCACGGCTGCTAAAAAAGATAATACCGACGATTACCTACTCGGGATCGTTCCGCGCAACGAGTTAATGGCCGCCCCGGTCGGAACTAGCCCAGCTAATTCCGAGAAACCCGTCAGTACGGACGGTTGTAACGAGTTAATACCCGAAGGCGATAAACCTGTCCCCTCGTATAAAATGCCCGCCCCGGTCGAACCGCTCCGCGACCTGACGCCCCCGCCTGCGCCCGGGCTACCGGACGCTGCGTTCAATCCGTTCACAGTTGATCCCGACCTTGTTCCGCGTCCGATTAAAACCGGCGTTGACCTCGATACGGCAGGGCTACCGTGGGACGCCCGTATACACACGCGCACCAAGAGTAAGAATGCGGACGGGACGTGGAAAGTCCAGCGCGGGATAGACTTGCGAAAAGTCGACGAAATCTCGCAGCAATTACGCGCCTCGACCGATGCGCCAAGTGCGCCAAGTGCGCCAAGTGCGCCAAGTGCGCCAAGTGCGCCAAGTGCGCCAAGTGCGCCAAGTGCGCCAAGTGCGCCAAGTGCGCCAGTTAAAGGTGGCGAATTCGCGGGGTTTAAATCCGATGCGCCTGAGCTCGACTGGCCGTCCCTTATGAAAAAAATAACCGGGCTCGTCCAGCAAGGGAAAATCACGCAAGAAACGGTCGTTCGGGCGGTCGAATCCGTCGGGATGCCGTCCCTTGCAGTACTGCCCTGCCGTCCCGATCTGTTCGCGGGCGTCTCGGAATTTATCGATACGTATATGGCGGGGACGAGCGTATGAGTAATTGGATCGATATTAAAAAACAACATCCGCCGGTAGGCGAAAAAGTTCTTGTACATGTTGTCTGCCAAGATAAAAAAGATATGGTCGTTATGTCCACGTTCAGTTTTTTAAATGGTGAATACACGGAATGGGACGATATTATTTTTTATTTTTCGGATATTCCTCATGAAATAACTCACTGGCAATATTTACCGGAGTTTCCTATATGACCGACTGGATAAATATAAAAGATCGACTTCCAGATAGACAACCCGAAGGATTCCGAACTTACATAGTCGCTTCTTGGTCGCATCAAAGAAAAATTTATAGCGTCGGTGTATATGACTGGCGAGACAATTATTTTCAAGACGCATTCGGGGAAAAAATATTAATCGATGACGGGTACTGGGAAATAACTCACTGGCAACCATTACCGGAGGCACCGAAATGACCGAACATTCAAAATTACCGCCCTCATCGGCTGCGCGCCGGGTCGCTTGTCCCGGTTCCCGCGCGCTTGAGGAAAAATATAAATCTGCCGAACAATCGCCCGCTGCGCGTGAAGGCGAGGCGGCGCATTGGCTGGCCGCGTGGCGTTTTAATCAAGTCCATTGTATGGATTCGTTTCCCCACGTTGCCCCCAATGGCGAGCCGATTACCGACGAAATGATCGAAGGTGCCATCCTATACGAAAATTCAATTGAAGCCGTGAGGGGCGGCGCAGTTTTACACATCGAGGAACGTGTCGATATCTCGACCATTCACCCGGATTGTTTCGGGACGCCCGATTGCTGGTTTGTGAAAGAAAATGAGCTTCATATTTTCGATTATAAATTCGGTCATGGTTATGTCGAAGTCTTCGAAAACTGGCAATTAATCGAATACGCGGCCGGTATTCTCGACGGGTTACCGCTGGGATTGACGGCAAATGACCTCGACGTCGTATTTCACATTGTCCAGCCCCGCTCTTATCATCCGTCCGGTAATGTCCGCACATGGAAATCGTCGCTTGTTACCCTCGAAATATATTTTGATATCCTTCGGCAAGTCGAAGCGGAAGCCGTGCAAGAGATCGCCACGACCCGCGTTAGTCCTGAATGCAACTACTGTGCCGCCCGTCACGCCTGCCCGACCCTGCGGCAATCCGCCCTTGTGGCCGCCGACGCGTCCTACGATAACATTCCGATTGAGCTCGACTCATTTCAACTTGGGGGTGAGCTTCGTTACTTGCAACGCGCCCGGGCGTTACTTGAAGCCCGCATCGCGGGGCTCGAAGAACAAGCGACCGCCATGATCCGTCGGGGCGACCGCGTGCCGTTCTTCGCGCTCGAATCCGCGCCCGGCCGCTTGGCGTGGGGCGTACCGGTCGGGGAAGTCTTAAAAATGGGGGAATTACTCGGGTACGACCTTAAGAAGCCGGACGTCGCACTCACGCCGCGGCAAGCGATCGTCGCGGGCATAGACGAAGCCTTGGTCGAAGTTTACTGCGAACGCCAGCGCGGCGCGTTAAAGCTCACCGCCGTCGACGAAAAACAGGCGCGGAAGGTTTTTGATAAATGACGGCGCGGCAATATCTCGGCGAGAACGTGTGGGCAGAACTGATCGGCGGTTGCTATTACCTACGCCGGGACGGCCAAACGGTCACGCTTGCAGAAGTTCGCCACCTGCCCGGCGTTGCGTCCCAATTCGACTGGTTTAAAAGGTATGTACGAATTTTGATCAGTATGGAACCGTACGGCCGTGCGTGAGTTATTGACATTAGTGTCAATATGGGGTAACCTAGCCTCGTTAACTTAAATAACTGTGGGGAAAAAGAAATGCTATTACAAGAAAATAAATTTTATAGAAATCAAGTGACTGGGAAAGTTCAAATAGGCGAAGGCTGGTTGATCGACCTACGGAACAAGGAATGCACTGACGACGATATTGATTCGTTACTTCCCGTGTCTTGGTCTTTCCTTAATCAAGCGTGGGTAATCTAATCATGCAAAGATTTAATCTTATGTTGGTTGACGACATTATAAAAGTTCATAAATGCGGTTGCGCTCACGTTAAAAGAGAACGTTCAGATCATGGCGATACATGGATTGAAGAAGCCAAAACCGCAAAAGAGGCTATCGACAAAGTAAAGCAAGAAATGTTCGAAGAAGACGGCGGAGAGGGAGACTATAAACTCGCGGATAAAAACGAATACGCGTCTAGTCGATGCCGAGAACAAAATTTTCATATCGTTAACTGCGCACAATAAATCGGGGATTTTAAAATGATACATAAATTAGCAAGTGAAGGAATGGTAACGATTCGTCCGGGGGTTTTTCTCTGGACGAGAGATGGAATTATTAACGAACAAACATACTGGCATGAAGAAGACACGGCGCGCAAATTTGATTTTACTACTTATCCCTTTTGGATAACTGACGATTCCGGCATGGTACCTCATGGCGTTGAATCGGTATCGGATGGGATTCTCACTATCTACGGCCGCGAAACTTTATTTCAATTTTTAGGAGCTTAAACCATGACAAACAAAACTGATATTTTAACCCCCGTCGGCCGATTGGTCGCGGGGTCTTTATATGAAGGCCAGACGACGGATGCGGAAGGTAAGCCCCGCACGATCCGCACGGGCGTCAATGCGGGTCAGCAACGTACCGATTTTTATTTCGCGTTGGCGATCGAGAAGGGTACCGAATCGCATTGGAACCAAACCGAATGGGGCGCTAAAATCTGGAAGGCCGGTCACGCTGGTTTCCCGGGCGGACAGGCTAACTTGCCGCTTTTTGCGTGGAAGGTACAAGACGGCGATTCGACCGTCCCGAACCGTGCTGGGCGTCGTAACTGCGATAAAGAAGGATACCCGCGTCATTGGGTGCTTAATTTCTCGACGGGGTTCGCACCTCAGACAGTGACCGACAACGGCAAGAAACAACTACTCGAACCGGATTTTATTAACCTTGGCGATTACATTCAAGTGTTCGGGAACGTGTCGGCCAACGGCGCGACGCAACAACCGGGCGTTTTCTTGAATCATCAAGTCGTTAATTTCGTCGGCTATGGCGACCGTATCGTTCACGGGGTTGACCCGAGTACGATCGGTTTCGGCGAGTCTCCGCTTCCTGCAGGCGTCCGCTCAACTCCGGCTGCGACCGGTTTCAACCCGGCGGTTGGTGCCGCGCCTGTCCCTCCGTCACATCCCGGCATACTGACGCCGCCTGCGGGTCGTGTCATGTTGCCCGCCGCGAATGGCTTCACGTATGAACAATGGCTCGCGCAAGGCTGGACGGACGAAATGCTAATCCAACACGGGAAAATGCAAGGCTAGTATTGACGTTATTAGCAATACCCGGTAGTCTGTAACCTTCCATAGTTACATTTTTATACCCCGGGCAACCGGGGTTTTTTTTGGGAGTAATTAAATGACCCTGCGAATCGGCGATCGTGTCGTGATCGCGAGTAACGGAAAACCCGCCGTCCTTATTCCTAACGACTCGTGCCGAGGGAAATTGATCGACATGAAATGGAATCTCGGTCTCGTCCGGTTTAACGACGGCGAAACGGAATGGCTCGAATTAAAACGAATTTATAAGGCGGCCGAATGATACCGAAGCCACCCGCTCTCTCCGACCTGCGCGCCGGTCACAAGCTCGTAGCTGGCAATAGCCATGCGACCGTACTCGCAGATATCGATTTCGAAACATATTCCCCCGCAGGTTTCATATGGAACAATGACGGCCGGTATTTTGAACCGCCGCACGGTGCAAACGTTAAAGGCCTCCCGGCCGTTGGCGCTGCGGTATATACCGAACACCCGGACGCGGAAGTATTAAGCTGCGCGTACGATCTTAAAGACGGTCTCGGTCGCCAGCTTTGGATACCGTCCGATCCACCGCCTTGGCTTTTATGGTGTCACGTTCAAGACGGCGGCCTTCTGGAAGCGTGGAATTCCATGTTTGAATACCTCGTATGGAATAATATTTGTGTGCGGCGCTATGGTTGGCCGCCATTGCCGCTTGAGCAATTACGCTGTGCCATGAGCAAGGCGCGCGCGTTCGGCCTGCCCGGGGCATTGGCGGCGGCCGGGGACGTATTGAAGACGGTCGCGACGAAAGACAAAGACGGCAAACGGCTGTTGACGAAGTTTAGTATTCCGCGCGACCCGACAAAGAAAGACGACCGCAGGCGTATTCGTCCCATAGACGACCCCCACGATGCCGCGAAGCTTTACGCGTACAACATCAAGGATATTGAAACCGAAGCGGAAATCTCGTCCCGGGTGCCCGACCTTATTCCGTCCGAGCTTGAATTCTGGCTCGCCGATCAACGCATTAACGCTCGCGGCGTCGCGATCGATACGAAAGCGGTGTCAGATTGTATCGCTGTGATCGAGGAAGCGTATCACCGTTATAACGACGAACTTACGAATATTACGAACGGGGAAGTCAAATCCGCGTCCGAGATCGCCCGCTTAATTAAATGGCTTGGTTCTCACGGCATACACGTCGAAACGCTCGACGATGACAATGTTACTAAAATTCTGGAATGGGAGCACTTGACTCCTGACCCCCGACGAGCTCTTGAGATTCGGCAATTAATCGGATCGTCCTCGGTTAAAAAATTATATGCTATGACTTACACGGCAACATCCAAAGAGCGTATTCATGGCCTATTCATATATCATTCAGCGCGGACAGGCCGCGCGGCGGGCGCTGGCGTCCAGCCTCAAAATTTGCCTAATTCTGGCGACCCTGTATCTCTATGCACATGTGGAAAATATAGCTCGATTAATCTCGATCTTTGTCCGTGGTGCGGTTCGAAATGCCCGCAACATAAGGATTGGAATACAAAAGCGGTTGAAGACGCCCTCGAAGTAATTGCGACGCGTAATCTTGATTGCGTCGAGTATTTTTTCGGAAATGCGATCTCGACCGTCTCCGGTTGCCTTCGCGGAATGTTTATCCCCGCGTCCGGTCACGATTTCATATGCAGCGATTACGCATCCATTGAAGCAATTGTCCTTGCCATGCTCGCCTGCGAACAATGGCAAATCGAAGTATTTCGTACACACGGTAAAATCTACGAAATGACTGCAAGTAAGCTAACGGGAATTCCGTTCGAAGAATTTGACACTTTTAAAGCAACGCACAAGGCGCACCACCCTAAGCGAAAACTTGGGAAAACCGCCGCGCTCGCGTCCGGCTATGGCTCTTGGATCGGCGGCTGGAAAGCGTTCGGCGCGGACGAATTTCTAACCGACGAAGAAATTAAACGCGCGATCCTCGCATGGCGTGACGCATCGCCCGCGATCGTGCAATTTTGGGGCGGCCAGCCGGATTGGAAATCGGATCGGTTTTTCGGCCTTGAAGGCGCGGCGATACAGGCCGTGCTTAACCCCGGGATGCGCTTTAGCCATAACGGCATCGTCTACTTTGTCAACCGTGACGTGCTCTATTGTCAACTACTGTCCGGTCGAAGTCTCGTCTATCACAAGCCTAGGTTATGCCCGAGTGAACGGCGCGCGGGTACGCGTGAATTATCGTTCGAGGGCTGGAATAGTAATCCGAAATACGGCGCGGTCGGCTGGATTCGTATGCAAACGTACGGCGGTAAATTAACGGAAAATGTCGTACAGGCGACCGCGCGCGATATCTTGGCGCACGCAATCATTAATCTTGAAGCGGCCGGGTATCCGGTCGTGTTGCACGTACACGATGAAATCGTCGTCGAAGTGCAGGAAGGTTACGGAAGTGTTGAGGAAGTCGAACGGATTATGTCAACGATGCCCATGTGGGCGAAAAATTGGCCGGTCGTCGCTCGCGGCGGCTGGCGTGCGAAACGTTACTCAAAATGAGGAAAGCAAGAAACCATGAAACCAATATTTAAAGATATCCTTAATTCTATACTAGTACCCTTAGTCGTCGCTATTATCACATTCTTAATTATTATCGGGATAGGTTACGCACTATTACCTAATAAAATTTACGATAAGATCGTCGACACCTGTGTATTTGAAGCGAAAAAGATTGATAAAACTGACGCAATTAAATTCGATTTAAATAAATCGTATGCGCTTGATACGAGTAATCCCGATATCTGGCTCGTTCATTTGATCGCATCTGGACAAGATAATTTGACGAAAGAAACGGAAAAATTCCGTATCTCTTGTCAGGTATATCGTAAAGACGGAAATCTACAAGCCGAACTATTAAACGCTCACGCTAAATAGTCCAGTATCGCCCCGGTGAGAATTTCCGTCATGGTCTCACCGTTCGCGGCGACCTTCGCTTTAAATCGTTTGAATAGCGCCGCGTCGATCTCGACGTTTAAATTTTTCTTGGGCGATAACATTTGCTTTTGAAGCTTTGCGACCCGTGACGTATCTTTTTTAGCTTTAATCATTTTTAGAAAACTCCAATACATTCGCGGCTAGTATGCTCATTTCGCTCTTGGCCGAATTATCGTCACTCGATAAAACGGTCAAGCCCTTTGCGGCCGTCTCCGCATAACTCACGCGTTGGCACGTACCGCCCGAGACGATCGGCAAGCCGTACTCAATCAAGGCGGTATTAACTTCTCGCCCGATATTCGTCCCGACGATCTTGCGGCTAATAACGAACGCGGCTTTGGGCTTGCCATCCGTTATCTCTTGGCGCTGCTTAATGAGCGAGACGAGCGAGGCGCTCGCCCACACATCGTACGGCGACGGCTGAACCGGGACGAGCACGACGTCAGATATAATAATAGTCTTCGTGACCATGACGGATAAATGCGGCGCGCCATCAATAAAAATATAATCATACTGGCGGGTAAACCGTTTTATATCTTTATCGATCGTTGGTCGGTCAAGGCCAATCACATCGAGGGTATTGCCATTATTATTCGTATGCCAATCGCGCGTTGAGCCCTGCGGATCGGAATCGACGAGTAATACCGTATAGCCGAGTGATTGAAACGCTTTCGCGAGATTAATCGAGATCGTCGTCTTGCCGCTACCGCCCTTTTCTTGAAGTAGGGATATAATCACGTTACGACTGCCATATAATTAAAACGATTAAAACGGCCGCCGCGGCGAATGCGACACCCATACCGACGAACGCTTGCGGCCAGTTGGTTATAACTTCCATAATTTCTCGATCTCGTCGTTGATATACCAGATTGCTTTCTGTAGGTCTTCGATGCCATTTTTGTCTTTGTACCGCCAAAGATATTTTATCGCGTTACCGATGTTAAAACTTAAATGACGCGTCACGTCTATACATTCGATAGTTTTTTCGCATCCCGAGCACATGGCTTTTGAGCTCGTATAATGTGGCGGATGATTAACGTTATCAACGGGCGTACACCCGTGCAGCGTATTGAGTTCGACGCATTTGCCGCAACGCTTACATTCGATAAGAGTCGGTTCACCTGAGACCATTTTTAAGCTCCAATACGTTAATTAACTTTTTCGCTCTTATGTCCGCTTCCGTTTCGGATCGACGGAGTATCGTAGGTATTAATAGATCAAGCTCCGAAACGGTGAACGCCGAGATATATTCATCCGGTAGTGGCGGAATCCCGTCTAAACCGTAGTCAAGCTCATACGAACCGTCGGAACAATGAAACCATGAAAACATGCTTTCCTGTTTGACGCCGAGCTCTTTTAATCGTGTCGCTAGTTCGAGAGAGCACACGTGATCAGATAGGTTCATAACGCCCCATGTTTCTTTCGGATATAAGTTCCGAGCTTTAACGAATCCCAGAGGATCGGTTTAAATCTCGCGCGTAATTGTAGCGACCGTTGACGGATCACAAATTGGCTGACATATCTCTTCATTTCTTCGCCTCACTTCTCTTAAAATAGCATTAGTAATATGCTCAATCGTGTCGATTTGTCGAATTGATAAATCCTCGATCCAACTATGTTTGCCATGAAAACTATAAATAAGATTATTGTATTCATCGTAAATTCTTAATTTTTTTAAATCTGGGTCATTGTCGCACCGTTCTATATTAATATGAATTTTCATAGCGATTTTAATTCCGCGATTAATGCGTCATACGTATCTTTTATAACCTCGTGTGTATCGGTCACGTTATAACTCGTTACCACGCAATGCACGTCAAGCACGGAATGTGTCTCGCTGATTTCGATCTTTGCGACGGCGGTAATTGCAGACGCAACGATCTTAACTTCGCGCGCGTCAGTTTGCTCTAAAGTAAGTATTTTCATTTCTCGATAGCCTCAGCTTCTTGATATAGCCACGTTTGATAGTCTAATAACTTCAGCATAACGTCCGGTTCGAGCGCTATTGAATTACTTGGATCGTCAGGGAGTCCATTTATCGTTTCGAGTATGATATGGTAGCCATCGAAACGAGCGTATACCGAATCCCCTAGATAGACATGTTTCTCGTACTTTTTTCTAAATTCGTCGCGAGTCATTAGGTATTATATTCCTTGTATCGTCTCGCTACTTCGCTTACCCCATAATTAACGATAGTTTGAATGGCGTCGGGAGTAATAGCTTTTGCGATTGCTTCAATAATAATAGGTTTAACTTCGTCTCTATTCATATATTCTTTAACTATATTATTAAGTTCGGCCTTAACGAATTCATCGACTGGGTTACGATAACCCGAGAAAATTTCCTTTACACTTTTTTCGATACCTTCTTTTATATTTTTTCCGATTGTACATTGAAGTAGTACGTCTTTGACGTATTTATCTATATCTTGCGGGCTTATATTTAGTTCCATAACTTCCTCTCATTAATTAATTGGCAATCGGCCGGAATTGCACCGGCTAGACTGTCCTTACGTTTGCAGAAGGTTCCGACACGCTTCCCCTTCACAGTCAAAGTTCGCGGTTATCGAATGGGCTTTCGTATTCCCATACTCGTGCGTTTCGCTGTCAACGCCGCGGTTGCCATGAAAGAATGATATCTTGGTTACTTGGAATTTTCTACTTGTTTTCGTACGACTAAATTCCAGCCGCGGTAAGCGTAGGCCGTTGCGACCCATGCTTTGATAATCTCATCCGCGCCGGATTCATCGTTAAGCGCCGTGACCGTTGTGATCGGATCGGGCGGCAATTCGATGCGCGGGCAATCGTATGCGAGCCGCGTCGGTTTCGTCGCGCACCCGGCGAGTGCAATCACGATAAGGCTAACGAAAAGCTTGTGCGGCACGTCGCCCCCAATCCATCGCGAGCTTGCAATCTTTGGGTACTTTCGTTGCGAGTAACTTCGCCGTCTGGTCTTTTACCTGCTGCATCTCGTAGGTAGCACGTTTTTTCGAATCGTCGAACCGCTTCGCCTGTTGCTCCGATTCCATTTCCAACGCGTCAATTTGTGTTTGATACGTGATAATTTCCTCGCGATAATTATTCATGCGGAAATTACTATAAAAAAACCATACCGCGAGCATCCCGATCAAGGTCGCCATAAAAACCATTATTATTCGTTCGATTCGTTCCGTCATGCTTTCGGCTCCGTATCGCTTTTAAGTTTAAGGTTAGCCCCGAACCCGACCGCCATCGCGCTTACACCGGTTGCGAAATCCATCGCCTGCCATTTATGTTCGGTAATCAGGTCGTAAAATGCCAATACGAAATATACGAGAAAACTCATTAAGCCCACCACACGCCCATGATCGAACGTGTCGTTATCTGCGCCAGTTAGAATATCCTTGAATAATTTCATCTCATCGCCCTCTTGACCCATCCATGCAAGAATTTTAAGAGTGTCTTATTTCGATCCACAAGGTCGAGATAATAATGAGTATATTCGACCCGCATACTATCGAGTAGCCAGAGTTGAGGCGCGGTATTCGCCCCTGTATACGTCATGCGGCCGAGTTTGCCGTCAAGGGTAACTGACAGGCCGCAATAATAAATCGCCCGTTGTAGCGAAAGCACGGCCTCATATTCGCCCATATTAACGATTGCCAGCATTAATTTATTCGCGACGGCCTGCGTCTTTAAATCCGATAGGCCGTACTTCGTCCAGTAGTCCCGTTCGTACAATTCGAGCGCCCGGGCTTCCGTCAGGTTTTTAATGTCCTCATCCGGGTACGCCCGTTTGCTTATGCCGTACTTGGTCTCACCGCCGGGATCGGCCGGGTCGTTCGTGTACTCCGACCCTTCGGCCTCAATGACCTCGACTTTCACATCCTCAAATACGGCGCTCATTAGTACTTAATCGCTTTATTAACGATTGCGGTCGGCTGCACGACATTAAAAGCATTCTGCGCGCCGGTACTGTTCGCCGTTGTACCCGATAATTGCCCGCCATTCGTCCCCGCCCCATATAAAAACCCGCTTCCGGTCGTCAAAAATTGCTGGGCGCTGGTTGCATTGTGCGAGTGATGGACGAGCTCATCGGTCGTCATTGTGTGCGCTTCTTCACCGCCACTTTGACCGACCTTGTTCCCTAACGTCGTGCTGCCTGTGCCGAATTTGCCCGCCGTTGTTTTGCGTCGTAAATCGGGCAGGTTAAAGGTCGTTGCATTGTCACCATTGCCCCACGGGAAAAAGACGAGCGTTCCCGACCCGCTTCCGGTCGCCGGGTTTGAGATTGTAATATTATTTGCATCGACGATAGTTGCAACCGTTGTTGATAACGGTATGTTCGTACCTTCGATCGGCATTCCGATATACATATCGGATGTATCCGTCAATCCGCTTATGGTGCTCATCGTATTGGTTGTTGTACCCGTCTGCGTGATCGTGATTGCTTCGCGTAAATTTAAATAAGTCGAACGGCTTATTGCCGTACCGTCGCAAAGAAAATATCCGGGCAAATTCGGGATTGGAACGCCCGGCACCACGACGCCGCTATATCCTGCGTAGTCGATAACAACGCCCGGTTGTACCCCATTATAATTTGCGGACAATTGCAACCAGTTCGGATCGGTTCCGGGGGTTGATACATTACTTGCGACCTGACTTTCGTACACGATGCCGCCATAACTCGCGAGCGCCCATTGCGCGTACGGGAAAGACGAGCCGCCGTTATCGGCCGAGCTTATCCAGAAGGGCACGCCATATTGCTGATATTGCTGTATGTTCGTCGTAATATCTAAAAGTAATTGATTCATCTGTCCGCGTGGGATCGGGAGAGCGGCGGGGTTAGTCAATAAGTCTAATTCATACGCGTCTGTCCATCCGGTTTGGTAGTTAACGCTCCCATCGGTCGGAGGCGTATTCGGGATGGATGTTAAATCATCGGCGCTCGTCCCGAACGGGTAGATATAATATAGTCGTGTCATAGTCTCGTATCCTTACGCTGAATATAAAATCCCGACGCCTGCGGGTCGGGGGAATAAATCATACTGCATTATCGTATCTAAAAGCGCACTCGGGAATGTTGTCGTCGTAAAATGATAAGTGATCGTCATGTTTACATTATCGAGCATATAGATCGTGCCCGCGTATCCGATATTAGATGTCGCACAAAGATAATTTAAAAACTGGTTAACGTCAGTCACATCGCCTCGACTGCATAACTTATAATATTTTAATCGTAGCGCGAAACGCTGTTCTTCTGCGGTAAGAACAATAATCGATCCGCGATTTGAGAAATTGCCGCCTTGATTACCAACGCGAGGGTAGTGACCAAAATTTAAATAACTATTACCGATAAAAAACGTAATAATTTCGGTTGCGCTTCCGTTTGCATTCGCTGACATTGTAATATTGTTAGCATCTACAATGCTTGCAACGGTCGTCCCGTTCGGGATATTAATATTATTGTCCCATAGTGTTTGACCTATAAACATTTTTGACGTATCGGCTAAACCACTTACCGTATTCATGCCGCTTATTAACGTACCGGTTTGCAAGAACGAGTTAAACCCGAATATTGGTGCATCGTCCGGCTCGGGCGTTGCTAATAAAAACAACGGTAAATTTAAGATAATCGACCACACGGATAAACCGAAAGAATTCGCCGTTAATAAATTAAAAACGTTGTTATACCAATTCTCCCAAAATTGAGTTTGATTAACGTTATACCAACTATTTTTTTTATTAATTAATCCGATAAGATTCGTCGCTTCGTCGTATTGCCAGAGGATCGACTGTAATAAATTAACCGAATAATTAAATTCCTGAATATTCATGACGAGATCACCGTGATTATGTTCGCGTTCGTAACGGCCTGTTGAAATACTTTTATTGTGATCTCGGTCGTTTGAAACGACGGCGACGCCGGGGAGAATGTTAGAATTTCTGTCGCGGTCGTAGTTGAGTTATTGTTTAACGCAATATCGTTTGAGTCCGTTATGCTCGCGACGGTTGTGCCGCTCGGTAAATATCCCAGCGGATCGGTAACGATCAATCCGGTCGTGATATCACTCGTATACGTCATATCATTGACGGCCATACTTGACGCATTCAGTTTACCGATTTGCGTAAATGAGTTTACCGCGACTTGTACTTCCGAGACGAACAACCCGGGCACAAGAATATTAATAGCGCCCGCGATCTGGAAGGGTGAAACATTCGCACCGACCGCAAAGCCCGGCTCGTTCGGTATCCCGCCGCCGGCATAAGTTAATATCGCGTTTTGTACCGCGCTCGGTACATCTTGCACGTTATTAAAGTTTGTGACGTGTACAATAATGCCGATCGTTACGAAGTTCGGCGTATCAAATAAAACGGTGATCGTCTGCGCGCTATACGAATTTGTGATCGGTACGCCTTGAGGAACGCCGAATCCTTGATTATACGCGCACCCGCCACCCTTAGTGTTCGTCATGGCTTGCGCGATGGATGTTAATGTCGCACCGCCCGGGTTAACGCACATATAAATTGAGTTAGCGACCATCGTAAACCCGCCCGGTGTCGCTGGCGAGCTCGTCGCATTCTCAAGAAAGCTTAACGTGCCGCCACCCCCACCAATGACCGCATAGACTGCGCTCGTCATAGCTTGTGCAAGGCCGCTGGCCTGTAGCGCGAGCGTGTTCGCACGGAACGCGCGCGCGGACGCATCTGATTGCGTCGCCGCGCCTAGCATGGCGGCCGCTGGATTAGTGACCGTTTCCCACCCGAGGATATTTGAAACGATCGTCGTTAGTGTGTTCGCCACGCCCGGCACTGCGCCGAGCAAGACAGACGTAAATAATACACCGGTGATCGTGCCGCCCGACGGGATCACGGTCACATTAACGAGTTGGTATAAGTTACCGTTCGCATCTGATATCTGTGCGCCTGCCGGGATAGACGTCCCGACAACGCCCGTAATCGTACAAAGCGCGCTTGAAGGCGTCCCGGGCGTTCGGAAACTCCCGGTTAGTGCCATAATCGCATCGAGAAAGACTCCCCCCGCCACATTCGGGTTGATCTGGTTCGCAAGGTTTGCGTTATTGTCCGCAACGGCTTGACGTGCCGCGACTTCTGTTGATATTAAAAGTCCTTGCGGCGTGGCCGCCGTAGTCACGTTGAGAGAAGGGAAAACGGCAAGATATTCGTTTTGTACGTCGGTCTGGATATCTTGCGTATCCGGCATAATCACGCCGGTCTCTACGATATAATTATAAACGTCAGTCATTTGTTATCGTCCCCTGAATGCCGCTCGACCCGAAAGTCGTCTGGATAACGGCCGTATACGTTAAGTTATTATTCACTTGTGACGTCATTAAAGATATTACTTCAACGACGTTCGGCACGTTTAAAAAGGCCGCCCGGAGTGCTGCATTAAATTGCTGTACGTTGGGGGTGCCGACCCATAGCGTTTGAAAATACGGAATACCTTCATTGACATTTAAGAATACCTCGCCGAGTAACGTCTGCGCGGCCTGAGCACACGCCTGCAATACGGCCTGTAAATCGAAACTAACCGAAATATTATTATCGCCGTCTAGGTAGATGTCGTTAAAAGCGACTGTTGGAATATTATCATTCACGTTTGCGGATAATGTTTGCATAGGCTCCTTATGGCGAGATAACGAACGCGTACGTTCCTAACCCGGTTAATACAATCGTCCCGCTCATATTTGACCCGGCGTCGAACGTTGCGACCCCGACGAGCTCGCTCGTCGTGTCGGCCTTGAATGTCCCGGTCACTTCGGCATTCCCGGCAATCGTGACCGTCCCGGCCGTAATCTTGATGCCGCTAGGATGGATCGCAATTCGGGTTGATCCGTCCTTGCTCGATAATACGGCACTCGCAGAATCTTCCGAATTGATCGTATACCCTGTCATTATATCTGGGAGAAAGAACGCGTCGGCGAAATTTTTAATTCGTCCGGTATTAGGTGCCGTTTGTTTATAGGTTTGTAAAAATAAAGATATGTCCCGGTCGTTTGCGACTAGCCATCCTAAGTTGCCGGGAGCAATCGGAAACGAAAGAAAAAGATTCCCGCCCCCCATCGTAAAAACTGGAATCTCTGCGATCTGAGGCCGCGTGATTTGCGCGCCCGAAGTCGTTACGACCGCGATCATGATTTGCACGCACACGCGGGTACGATCATCGCTCACGCTAATCACTTGTGCGGGTAATACGCCATTTGCGCCTTGCAGTAATTTAGTGAAGGCGAATTGCATAACGCCCGCAAGTGTATCGTTATTCGCGGGGTCAATATCGGGCGGATTGCCGCTTATCATGCTGATACCCTCCGACATTCCGCGATATAATAAAACGGCGTATCGCGCGTTGCGATATCAAAGCCGAGTTTATAAATAATATACGTGCCATTGGCGGCCGGGTACTGCTGGCTTGTTAACATTAATCCACCACCGATAGATGTCTGGTTATCAAGTAAAAATTTAACTTTAATGCCCCATTCGGTAAATTCCGGTATGCCGATCATGCCCGTCGTTGCGTTCACAATTTTTATCTTGCCCCGCAATGCCTTGCCCGCGTTCAAAACGAATAAAGTATTATCGTCAACGAACGCATTAATACCGCCGAAGGAATTTAATAAATCGACCTGCTTCGGGGCGGCTCCCGTAAAATTATAATTCGATATGTTTCGGTCGGTCGCTTGGAAATTTAAAAGTGTGCCTAGGTCTTGGTTAATCTGTTTTGATATCTGGCTCAATGTCGCTTGTCCCGGCTGGCTACGCGCGAGAATATTTCCCTTGATGAAATTACCCGTTAAACATTTTAATACAATGCCGATATCGGGCGGTTGCGTAACGCGTGACGTCACAATATTTCCGACATATATAACTGCCGTGCCGTAACTTTCACGCCCTGCGGACAGCGTGACCGTTTTGGGCGTGCGATTTAAATTATACGGTGATGTTTCGGTAAGGATATAATCTTGCGTTTCACGGTCTAAATTCGTAAGTATTATTTCCGCTTCGTTTTGTAATGCGTTCGCGTATTTCGTACCGGTCGCGCGGATCATTAACGGGTAAGAATAAATTTTAGTCCCGCCGCTCACTTGGATCGCAACGTTAATCACGCGCTGGTCAATTGCATTCGCGGTCATCATGGCGTTGTTATCGCCAAAAGTTCGGCTTGTGAGGCGTAAACTAAATATTGGCTAATGCCGAATTGGTTCCAGTCGGGTAGGTCGTCATTGTCCGTCAGCACGACGAAATTCCCGTTTTCGAGATAAAGAGATGGAATGATCGGGAAGCCCGCGACGGCGCGAATACCAGTCACGATAACAACACTATTAATCGAGATATCAAACGTCATGACTTCCGTACCGGCTTCATCATTGTCGCCCGTCGTATGTATGCGGATACTGTATTCGTTACCGTCTGCGGTAAACGAGAGTGATTGATTCGGAGTATTCGTGATCGGCACTTGTTGCATGGCTAGCGCCCTCCCGTCAAGTATTTATACCCTTTCTGGATTCCATAGGCGGCTTGCTGGAAAAAGGTCATTTGCATCGGCGTTGCGGGCGTCGTCTGTTGCGTCCCCCGGTTCCTTGTATTCGTGCTCGCCGGATGTCGCGGCGTTGCGTACTGCGCCGTTACCATTATCACTTCTTTAAGCGATAGCGCGAGCGTAAGCGCGTCATACATTGTCGGGTCTTCTTCATGCGGTAACGCGGATATTAACTGGTTCGTATAAATATCGGATCGGGTCTGCACGACTAGCAAAGTTGCATTAAGGTAAAATTGTTTTATTGCTGCGTAAACATCTTGATAGTCAATCGACGAGAGTATCAACGATAAATCTATCTCGACCGGCAACACGATCCTATGGTCGGTAATGATCGCCCCGGATTCGACGGGGTGTTCCATGACTTTAGATTGTTCTTTTACGACCGCTTTAATCGCGCGAGCGTTACGAAATAACTGGTTATAATCTTGATCGAAAATAGCGACCGTGTCCGTTGCATATGACGGTAATAATGTACTGATTACATTAATCGGATTAAAAGCCATTAGTATGCCATCCCGTCACTGAATTGATTCGTGGCCTGCCAAGTATGCTTCGTGATTAATTCTTTTGTAAAATCGGCAGCAATACCTTTCGCATCCGTTGCTTGTGTATTAATCACGACGCTCGATACATTCACATTAGAGTTTTGTGCGAACTGACGATTAAAAAATTCCGACGAACCCGCTGTTAATTGCGAACCGGAAGAAGTCGCCCAATTTAAGGCTTTTTGTGCAAAGCCTATCGCTGCGCCTGCGCCCGGAAGGTTCGCAAAAGAAAACATTTTTTTCATGATCTCAAGTATGTCACTAAATAGGTTTTTTACATTCGTCCAGCGCTTAAGTAAATCCCCCGTTAACGAACTATTACCTTGAATGTAGGCTTTAATATCTTCATACGCGCCCGCGAATAAACCGATTAATATTGTAATTGCGGCTATCGTTGCAAATAATGCGCCATTCGCAACGACAAAAGCGCCCGCGATAATTGCCGCGGCAATTCCAATCCCGATTAATGCACCGATCACAAGGTCTTTATGCGATTTCAGGTAATCAATAAACGGCAAGATCGCATGGTAGGCCTTCGTAAATACCGGGATGATATCTTGCGCGACGACTAAATATAAACTACGGAACGCGAGAGATAGTTCCAGATTCGCAATTTTAAATTTGTTGGATATTTCGACATCTTTTTCCGTTACGGTTCCCAGTTCTTTTTGTCGTGCGATAATCGCTTCGACTTCGCGCCGTCCTTGCTGCAATAGTAAAATTGTCGCTTCGTCTAGGCCGAGCGCTTTACCATAATATTGCGAACGATAATTGCCGAGACGTTTAAACGCGTCCGCCAGTTGCGGTAATGTTTTAAGCGCGACGCCTGCACTCACGCCGAAATGCTGTGCGAGACTTCTTAATGACGATTGAAAACCTTCGGCCGTTCCGCCGGTTCGTTGCACGGCCTGCCCCCACGCATCGAGCGCACTAACATTCACGCCGAGGGCTTTTGCGGTATTCCCGAGCTCGCCCGCAAAATTCGACGCCTCGATTGATTTATGAAGGATTGTATAGGCTGCGGTTGTCGCACCGACGAAGGCGAGCGCGGATTTTGCAAGGTCATAGAATGATTGATTAACGCGTGCGGTCGTTTTATCGACTTTCTTAAAAGTACTTTCGATTTTATTTCCGAGATCGTCGACGGATTTTTCCGATTCTTTTGCCGCCTTCTTGACGTCGGTATTATCGCCCTTAAAAAGAATATAAAACGTCTCTAATATGCTCATTTTTTCGCGCCCTGCTTTTTCGCGTGTTCCATCGCTAAATGCTCATTGTATCGAGTGACCGCAATAACTTCGAATAAATCGAGCGCCTCTTCGAGCGTGTAGATCGTCTTCAATTCGTTTAGTGTTGCTTTTCCTTCTGCGATAATTGCGCCGAAAAGTCCGTCAATGTTTTGATAATCCACCGTGGCATGTTCCGGGCGGCATCTTGAAAGAAAGTCGAGATTCGCCCGTCTTGAAAAAAACTGCAATTATACTCAAGCATAGCCGCCTCGACCTTGACGAGCATTTCCCATCCACCAACATGATTATCAATAAGCGCCTGCGAGCTTAATCGCAAAATAGTATCGCCCTTCGGAACGCCGACGAAATTCATTAATTTTAACATTATCGCTTCGTTAATTTTATAATCGCCGATTTTTGGTAATGCGCTCGTCGGATAATTCGCAACGATTTCACGGCCTGCAACGGCCGGGAATTTCGATAAAACGAACGCACGATCGTCGATGATAACTTCTTTCGGTTCTAACAATTGCATTATAAACCGCCTGTCTTATTTTCGAATGCGAAAGTATAAGTCTTGGATTTCAACCGTCCAGAGCTTGCAACGGCCGACCCCGGTAAACCATCCGTGATCGCGCCATTACTCAAGATAATCGGCGTACCGTTCGGATAAATACCGGTCATTGTAATGATGTCACGCGCGCCGGTTTTTCCACGTCCGACGCGATTCGCTTCGAGTAAAGTCGCCAATAATAAATCGTCATTACTTTGCGGGATCATATTTAACGTAATGATAATTGGGTTTGCTTTCGACCATATGATTAAGTCACCGTTAATCCCCATTGCTTTATCTGCAATCTGGATAGAGGGGATATCGAACGGGTCGGCATCATCTGCAAAAGACGAGACGACAACGCCCACCGGGAAAGTGTTCGACGCGATAATATTGACTCGAAAGCCATATCCTGAAATATTTTGCATAATTAAATATCCTTTTATATTAGCGTATGCGTCCCTATAACCTTACGAATCACGTCGTCTTTGCTATAGATCAAAACGTAAGTTGCGACGAAAATATTCGGGCTCGGGCTTGTAATCACGACATCGACCCAATAACCGTTATTCTGCACTTGGTACCATGCAAGCGGGTCGCCCGTTGCGGACGTGATATACATTTGTTGCGCGGTCGTTAAGGTCTTGCCGACGCTAATCGTCCCGTTATTTAATGCCACGTTAATGACGCCCTGCAAGATTCCTAAAATCTGGCTCGCGCCATAAATGTTGGCGGGAATCTGGTTGACGGACAATAACAAATTCATGACCGCAACGGTCGCCGCGTCCTTTAACCATATTTCATTTGCATACGCTGTCATATCGACAATGACGCCCGCAACGCTCGCGCCTTGCAATAAGCCTTGCTGATAAAACGCGATCTGCGATCCAGCCTGTTGAGTTACGCCGTAGTAGTTAACATTGATACTGTCGTACGCGTTCGCAGTTGCATCGTCCATCACGCTGGGGGTCAAGCCTGCGACTTGCTGAAACTCGTAATTCTGTACGCTATTAAACGCCGCGTAATTAGTCGCAGCAAGTATCATCATGGGGAATTGTTCGGGGAATTGTAATGTCGTGAAAGTAAGTAGTCCAGTCACGCCGCCGGTTGCAGCGTTCGACAGTGTCACGCTGGTCGCTGAGACAATGCTAGTAACGACTGTACCGGCCGGGATATCTGTTCCACTAACGGGCATACCTATTGTCAAGCCTGCGGTCGAGGACATCGCGGTCACGACGTTGGAGGAACTTGTTACCGTTCCGGTTATTTGTGTCGAAATAACGGGGGAAACTGTTAACCCGATACCGCCGATCGCTGCGACTGCCGCTTGCCATGTGGCAATATTCGCCGGAGTAACGGCTTGTAGATACATATATAAAACATTTTCGGCGAAATTCCACGTTGCCGCGTCGACCATATTTTGCTGCGTAATACCTAAATTTGTCAGAAACAAAAACGACCCGAAATTATTTGACCCGGCCGCACTGTTCGTTAACGTCTGTGTAATAGTCTCGGCGGCTGATCCGGTCGACCATATCGCGCCGGTCGAGATTAAATTCCCGTTGCTTAATACTTGTTGAGGCAACCATCCGAGAAGCCCTGCACCCGTAATATCTGTACCGCCTCCGCCGACAACGACATTGATCGGATTAGTCACGACGCCATTCGCGCCACCGGTTAAGATGAACCCGCCATATGCCGCGGAATAAACCACGGTTGCGGAAGTCCACATCGAACCACCGCCCGATTGGGCGCGGATCGCCGTTTGTATATCGCCGGCAACGGTTGCAAGATCACTCGCGGCGCTGGTATCAATTCCGGTAAGAGTGAAAGTAAAGCCACCCATCGTTAACACAAATGAACCGGAGCTTATCGCGTTCCATGCCGCAAGAGTCGTTCCATTATTGTTCAAAGGAATAATTGACGGAGCGGCCGCGGCTTGCATCCATCTTGCAAACTGGATACTTTGCGGTTGTGTTAAATTCTTGGAGATCCACGAAAAATAGAATACGGCTCGCAAATACTCTTCGGAAGATAAACCGAAATAGGTTCCTACATCTGCCGCATTCGTAAACGAAATAAAACTTTGTGGCGGCAATAAATTATTCGCCGTAAATACCCTGCCGATCAGATCGCGGGCGGGAACTAGCGGGGACGCGCCGACGCCTGACGTTATGTCGACGTAGCGCTGTATGGAAATGCTCATAAATCAAACTCCTTGTATGTCGAGCGTTATGGGTAATTGTAGCTTAGGCGTGCTAGATATTCTATTTGCCAATGACGTTAGCGTAAAATCAAATGAGGGCGACGCCTTGAATTGATCTTTGTCGCTTATAAAATAAGGGTTAGTTATATCCGTAATTCGTAATATCCCGACCCCGGCTGCGTTAAGCGTTGCGAGCGTGGTATCGGCTTGCATAATGCTCGCGACTTCGTTCACAAGGTCGCTCGCCGTGATCTGGTTCGGCGTCTTCGGATTCTGCGGGACGAATGCCGATACTTGAAAAGTCGTTTCATAATATTGCGATTCGGTATGCGCCATTGTCGAATGCACCGAGTCCCAAAGGTCGTACCGTCCTAAAAAGCCATAGCGCTTGTTAGCGAGCTTAAAAAAGAAAACGGTTTGTATTAACGGGACGCCTTGTTGCGTTGGTTGGTTCGCGGCCTGCACGACCGTATTCGGAAAACCGTCGGCAATTAACCCGGCGTTAATGATCGGCAGGAACAATTGTATAAATTGATTATCCGTCATGTTTCCCTACTCATAAAATTACCGTAACCGAAATTCTTGTTAAACGAACCGAAACCCCATACGGACGTATCGGCCGTGTCGTCGCCTAGGTGAACGCACAAAATACCGTTCCACCCGTCAAGCTGGAACCATTCCGTATTGCTTTCACATTGGTATCGTTGCCCGTTAAATGATACTTGGTCGCCGGATACATTACGGGTGACATCGAGCGTATTTGTCGACGTATATAAAACAAAATAGTCTTTTTGCCAGTCTAGGCCGAGTTGCTCGTATAACCTGCGTGGGACGGGCTGCCAGCTTCCGTAAATCACGCGCACGGGATTATAGGTCGTTATGTACTGCCCCACGGAGTTAAGCGTACGCGCCGCAAATTCGTAGTACCGCACGCCTTGTTTCGCTATGACCGTCAGCGACATATTTAATAAGTTTTGCCCGGGTATCGGCATTATTATCCGTCCTCAACCGTATTCGTTAACGTCGCTAGCATTAGCCCTGTGTCGACGAGCGGTTTATCTAGCGCCCCTATTGTCTTCTTGTCCTTGCGCTTCGCAAGCCTTGCCGCGATCGTCCGCGGGCTTAATGGGGGCGACCATATCTGCGAGATCGTCTTTCGTACGTCCCCGGCCGCCTTGAGCCCAATTTGTTCCATGACATCCGCTGCGGTCGCCCTACCAGCGAGTACCGCTTTCGCGCCACGTTCAGCAACGCCCCTCCATTCTACACGCTTTTGTATCACGGTTGGGCGCATAAATGGTCGGGGCGGGATATGTTCCGCGGAGTTACCGTATTCTTGGATAGTTGCAACGTAAGCGACGGGAAGGTGTGGCGGCTCAGGGTATTTCGATTTTTCGAACCATCCGACTTTTGCGACTTTACCGGCGAGATTGTCGAGCGCGACGACTAGGTTCTTGCCCGCGTCGGTCTTGACCCGTCGGGTCTTGACCATTAACCGTTACCGATAAATGGGATTAGTCCGCCTTGGTAACCGAAAGCCGCACGGGGCGCACTTCCGCCGATATAAAACCCGCCAACGGAATTCACTTGTAAGAGTGCGAGTAATTGCTGGCCGTATGCGCTCGTCGATAGCCACCATTGCCACTGGTTATGCAGCGGCGGGGGTGTCAATCCGACGGTCACTTTATCGATCGTTGAATTTTGCATTAAATATGGAACGGTACCTTGCGATACGAGCCCGGCGATATAGAGTAAATGGCCGGTCATTAAGTTGATCGCATACGCTCGCGCCGCACCTTGTACTACGCCAAAATTCCCGATATCTGAAACATAGAATGTCGCGGTCGTCCAAAACATATTAACGAGTGATTGCGGATACTGCTGCGTGTTTGCATACAGCGGTATTTGCGATTGGAACAAAGCATAATCAAACGTAATATAGCTTGGGTTCATATTCGCGGGCTTGTCCCTTTGTAAATTCGAGAATCGGCTGCCGCTTCACTGTCGCTCGATTTAAAATCGGTCGGAGTTAACGGGCGTGAATTATCGCCTTTTGCCATTTCGGCCGCTTTCTTTTCAGGATCGACTTTTTTCTTGTCGACGCTCATAAAGCCTGCTTTCATGTGGCGCTGAAACGCTTCGTTCCGCAATAAAAATTCTAATTCGTCATCGGTCACATGGGTGACGACACCTTTCGGGGTGACGACGTGCTTTGTCGCGACGCCGTGCCCGCCGTTGATCGTGACCTTTCTCGCGATCTCGGCGTGATTTGCCGTTGGCGGAGAGGGTTTATACTCAACGTAAGAACCGGAACAAGTCGCTGTGCTGTAAACGTATGGCATTTTTCACCTTTTAGATAAGTTAAAGCCCGAATTTGCAGGTTAATTGCAAAAACGGGCTTTTAATTGCTTAAATACCGTAATAACGAACGACCGCGTATGGTCTTTTACACATCGCGCCCGCTGTGCTATTTGAATAATCTTCTTCATAAGCCTTAGCGAGTTGCTGAACGCCTAACACTTGGAATTTGGTTGGGACGGGTTGAATCCATACCCGGCCGCCATCGGTGCTCATATCGTCCAGTTTATCAGCGTATAAGTAAAAAACGTTATCGCTTGAGTATGCCGCATTAAGCTGTGGAGCGGACACGACGCGCATACGAGGATACGCTTCTTTCATCCAGTCCCGAACGGAAATACCGAAATCGGAAGTAGTTGTCAGCCAATCAACGGAAGCGGTCGCAACGGCAAGAGTCAAATCGACTTTTTCAGGATCGATAGTATCTTGTGATTGATTACGCAACGCGACGACTGCGGTACGAATGTCCTTTGTAATTTCAAGGAAAGTCTTTGTCGACCATGTCGTGAAAGTTGATGCGCCGGTCGCAACGATAGTGTATGAGCCTAACCCGGGATCATTTAAAAATCCATAAGTCAGGTTATCGCCTGCGTTGAAACCATAAAAACCGACCGCATTACGAGTGATCTCAAGCGCGAGCGCGGCGGCTTCTCGTTTCATGCCCGCGTCATCGACTAACTGACGAGCGGCACGAGCGGATTCTAACACGCCGACTCTCATGCCTTCCTCGAAGCGCACGACGGTACGGAAATTAAAGTTAGTATTCCAAGAGCTCAACGGCACGTTTGTATAATCGCCATAAGGTTGGGATGAACTAGTACGTTCTAAAATACCCTGAACGATCTGTTCGTCTTCCCACGAACCGGTAATCATGAGACCAATCAGGTCGTCAATTTTACGCGCCGCGGTCACAACGAATACAAAACCGGGCAACCAGTTTTGCAGGAATTGCACGGGGGTTCCGATACTTCCGGTTGTCACGGTTGGTTGCAGTGCGTCCATGCCATACGACATAGAGTCCATTGCTTTTCGGCCGTTATAAAGCATATTAACCGCGCGTTGATCCATATTGATCCCGATACGGTTCAAAGCTGGATATTCGGCGGCGTTAAACCCCTCAAGTGCTCGCACCTGACGGGGTAGTAAATTCATTCTTGCTGGTGAGTTACTTCTCAACATATCTGCACATCCTTATGTTATACGGTTGGGATACCTACGCCGGGATTCATGGTAATGACGCCTAATCCTGCACCGCTCACGGTATAATAAGAAACGATAGCATTCGCCCATGATTTGCCGCTTCCGGGAGTTGACGAGCCGGAGGCTACAGTACTAATTGCGCCGGTTGTATTGTCATAAACGACATAGTCGCCAATGGCGGCCGCGGCTGGGAGAGTGACAATAAAGGTACCCATTGTCGCGCATTCAACCTGTGTGAAATTCGGGACGGTCAAGGTCGGTGCGAGCGGGATTCCGCCGGTACCGAAAAGCGCAACGTCTTTCGGGTCAACTAGGAGACCCGCATAAGGAGTTGTACCGCCGGAATTTCCCGCCGCGCAAAAACCTTGAGAAGTGATCGAACAACAAGTCGCGCCAATGACATTATATGCGGCGCTCGCTGAGTTAATTGTAAATGACTGCGCTATCAATGGCGAGTCCGTATATTGCTCGCCGGGAACGCCGAAACCCTGATTAATAGATACGGTTGACTGAAAACTCATGTTTAATTGCTCCCTTTTATGTATGCGTCAATGCAGCTAGATTTGAGCGCTGCGTCCCTTGCCATCGCGACGGGTTCTTGCTTCCGTGCGGCTCGTAAATAGCCCTCGATCATCGATATTTCGTGACCGGACGCGCATTGAAGGCCGAGCTTCTTGATACCGTATCGTGCGACTTCTTTGTGTGTTTTCAATGAATGATCGAAAGTACCGATATGATCGGACAATCGTTTTGCGAGCGCATCGCGTAATGATATCTCGCGCATGACGGCCTTTGCATCCATTCCTTTATCTTTTGGCTTTGACATATCGCCGGGCTTGTCGTTATCTTGGGAGAGTTTTTCTTCTTCCATGTCGTCTTCAACGCCTGCCTTGTTAACGAATTTTTTATATTCGCCTTCTGCGTCTTCGCCGTTCTTTTCTTCTTCCTTTTCGTCACCTTCGTGGGCGGTCTTTTCGGAGAGCTCTTTTTTCGCTTCGCCTTCTTTGCCTTCTTCTTTTTCGTAGCCTTTTTCTTCTTCCTCAATGTCTGCGTCTTCTATCTCTTCCCCGCCTGACATTGCTTCGATCTTGGCTTTCAGCGCTTCAAGTTCGCCGAGTAATGAACTGTAATTATCGCCAGTCATTTTCCCCTTTCGTCCTTGGTCTTCATCTTTTGCTTTTGGCATTTTAAGTCCCTTACTATCAAGTGATATTCTAAAATGATCGAGCACCGCGACATCATGCCCGGAACGTCCCTCTTCAACGCTTGCGAGATGATTCCCGCGAATGCTGCGCTGGATTGCGTCATACTTCTGACCATCATACACCCCGGGCGTTAAATCGTACAAGCATCGATATCCGATCGAGAGTTCCTTCTTGCCGTTCTCGATAAGCCCGGCGAGTTTCTTTGAGAAAATTTTAATATTCCCCTTGAGATAGCCGTCCTCGAAATAAACGTCCTCCCCGATCACGCCATGAACGCCTTTTCGTTCGGCGGGCGTTAGCCCCTCGTCTTCGGAGCCTAGCATTTCGTGCTCGTCTGTCCACGGAAGGAGACGAAACGAATCTATAGTTTCGGGATGCGCGAGTTCGTCTTCCGGGCGATAGACTTTATAAATTCGGTCGGGCTGCAAATCGGGCGAGATATCCGCGCCGAGATAATCGAATACGCCGACCTTTGAGATCGGGTTCCCCTTAATTTCTGGCCATCCGTTCAGGTCGTACGTTCGGGCGCTTCCGGTTTCGTCATATATTTTAAATGTCTCGCCGTTGTCGCCGTCTTCTGAGTCCGCCTCACGCTGCGTTTTGTATGCGATCGCTTCGGCCTGCTTCGGGTCGTGTCCGGCCTTAATGAGCTCTGCGATATTGGCGGATCGTGCCTTGTCGCTTTTCCCTTTGTTTAATGGCATAACCTTGCCTCCTTGGAATCCTTAAATCATGGTTTCATTATTTCCAGTAATGGAATATGGTTTGCATTGCGCCTGAGACGGCCATCATTGCCATCATGACCGTTATTAAGAATTTATATATTGAACCTTCCATTTGCGTGATACGCATTTCGACTTTATTATCGATCCTGTCGATTCGATTATTTAAATCGACGAATTTCGCATCAATTTTTAATTCATTTTCTTTTATTCGCGCGTCGAAATGTCCTTTCGTAACAAGCGTGCTTTCGATAATGTCTGCAAGTTTTTGCGCGTGAATTTCCGCTTGTTTATCCGTAATTCCCGCCGCTTTTAAATCGCGTTCGTATTCTAATATTTTCTTAGCGCTCGCCATTGTCGAAATCCTTATTTGCATTTTTACATTCACCGCACCATTGATAGGATGATAAATACCCAATATGGTACGCGCATCGCATATGTTTGCTTTTGATTATCCTTCGACGCAATCGACACCAAAACCATCTAACCCAATCTAACATTAATCTTCCCCTTCGAATCGTACGACCGGTACCATTGTACACCGGCAATTTACGGGATACCCCGGAATGCCTTGGTCTTCTGGCGGCACGCCAAGCGCCGCCTGTTGCGATTCCAGTTTATCAAAATCGAATATGTGACCGTCTATTTTTAAATGCGACTCGCGAGGCTTTTGTCCGCCGCCGCTGTGCACCCACTCGAACTGACGAACGCCGACCTTTTGCATCCGTTCTTTATTAATCGCATTATACGCTTTTCGGGTCTGGTCGAGTGCGAGATTTTTCGCGCGTCGTTCCGTTTGCCCGTCGTATTTTTGTATTTGCGGTAATAAGTCCGCCATGCCCTGCCCGACCGTAATCGAGCGCATGACCGCGCCGGTCACGTTCTTGAAATATTCTTGCGGGATTGATTTAATCAGCGAAACGTTTTCAGCGATTATGGCTTTCGATACTTCTTCCATTCCGGCGGGGATAACGCCCGTTTTGAGCGATAGGCCGCCGCTTAATTGTTTCAAGCTCGAATGTAGTGTCGCTTTACTTACCTGCGCCGCGCCATTAAGCATACGTTCAGCGAGCGTTTTCGACCGAAACGAAAATAACTGCGTGAATTTATCGAGTAACGAATTCATGAGGATACGTGCTTGCGATCCGATACTTGCGTCTTGCGCGCTAAGATAAACACGGGCTGTTTTACTCTGAAACAATCGTTTAACGGATCGTTTCGTTTCGTTCGTCATTTCTTGAACCATCCTCGTTAATGCGCGTTCGTATTTTAGTTGTTGCGAAACATTATAGCGCAGGTCAGTTCCTCGTAACGTAACGTCACGATTCTTTGCCCACTTCGCTTTACGCTTCGTTAATTTCATAATTCGCCGTTTTCTTCGGGATCAATCAATAGTTCCTCGATCCCCATACCCGAGTAACCGGAATCAGGATCGTTTATAATTCGTTCGCGTTCGTCGTTACCATCGATTGCGCCCGCGTTAATCAATAGCGATCCGGTTTCGGCGCTCATGCGATTAACTTCGGCTTTCTCTTTCGCGGTCATCGCATCGAGCGGTTCCCATGTGACGGTCGTATCGAAGGGTTTTATTTTATATTGCGGGCAAATTTCGGATCGTATCATCAACATATGATGACGTTCGATAAGCGGCGTTAGGGCGTGACGCTGAATGCTTTCTAACATCTCGTGATAGCTCGCCTCTTCGTGCTCGCCCGTTGCGTTAAAGCCCTTCGGCTGCGTGCCGAGTAGCTTTGTAGCGGGTACGTTTGAGGCGGCCGCTACAAGCTGGTATTGCGTCATAATGACCGCATCGAGATCGGCGAGGGACGTATCGAAACGCTCCATCTTATCTTCGATATTAAGCGTTTTCACGCCGAAGTTATCGCGCATGAATGCAAACTCTTCCATACGTTTTGCAAATCCCGTTGGGTTAGCGGCAGCCTGCGATAAATCGAGATAAATCGTATCGCAACGTTTCGTAAGCGCTAGCATCGGCGCTTCATTTGCAGTACGCTCCGCAGCATACACACGTTCGTAAATCTTTTGCGGTATAGGAATACCGCCGTAAATATAAGTTGGTTTCAAGATATCGGCGAGCTCTTCCATCCGGTATATGATTAAATGCGTCCGGTGTACGAGTTTGCCCGCAATGTTCCACCACGTCGGCTCATAGAAATGGATAGACGATGGATCGCCCGCGGCTTGCGGGTCGAGTTGCGGCGTTACCCAGTAAGGATCAATCTGGGAAATACCGCGGTAACTCCCGGGCGTCACGCCGTCAGGGTTGAACGGTTTATAATAATATTCGGGGTCTTCACTCTCTACTTTAAACATAGCGACACGAATACCGAATACGCGGCCGAACTGTACGAACTGTATCATTGCGTGCGTCAGGTTATATCTAACGTCGAGCTTTCGCATGTTGTCTAAAATTTCCGGGTCGACTTCCGTTCCGTCGTTCACTGTTATTTCGAATCCTTTTCGGGTCGCATCTTCGGCGGGCATTAAACAACATTTACCGATTAACCAATTTTGCGCCATCATCGCGCATAACTGGTATCCGATGAATGTTTGGTTCGCATACCATAATAACTGGCCGTTTGGGACGATATCGTTACCGAAAAATGACCCTTTCAATGAAAAATTGGCGTCCATTGCAAACGATGCTTTCGGTGCCGTAGCCGCCTTATCGAGCGTGATCTGTAGCTCGGGATGGATCGCGCCCTTAAATACGTGCGCCTGCATGGCTTCAAGGCGCATGGCGATTTCAGTCTCGCCGAACTCGGTCGTGCTGAATACTTGCCGGGGCTTTTCTGGCTTGATCGTGACGGGCACGACAACCGGCTTCTTAAATCGATCCAATATTCTCCTAAACATCCCAGAAACTCCTTGATTTTTTGTAAGGCGCATAGGCTATCTTAACAGCGTCAGCAAAATTAGGCGACCGAGCGCCGTCTGGCGTTTTATCGACGACAATCTTGCCCACATTGTTTTGCGAAAACGTCGGTTGCGAGAGCTCAATAATAAGTTGGCGACTTTGGGGGAGGGCGCTCGATATCGAGATAATGTCTTCCGGGGTATATTCCAGTTTTTGCACCACGGCTTTATAAGTATGCTGGAAACGACGACGCAACGACCACCACGCCTGAGCGTTAAAGTTAACGAAAAAATCCTCGTTCGTTCGCCCTTTTTTATAGTCCTTATGTTCTTTCGAACGCAAAAACGGATCGCCTTCGGGATCAACGACCGCCCCTGACCCGTGGAACGGATGGAACGGGATTTTATGAATTCGTTTCTCATTAATGATACGTGCATCGCCCCGGACGCCCGCGCCTAACCCGTCTGCATCATAGTACGCTTCGGGATATTCAAAAAGATCGCAAAGCGTAAAAGTCTTTTCGACCGTTCCGTAAATATCGCCGCCCTTTCCTGACCACGCTTCGAGATATTCAATTAAAATGCCGTAGCTTCCACATGCCGCATTTTTATCCCGTCCCTCGTCCGCAATGTCAAGGCCGAGGCGTCGCGCGCCTGTGGGCTTAATTCCTAGCTTGGTATGCGCGTCAATGGCCGCATTGACCCATTCGGCCGGGATCAATACGCCTTCGACTGACGCCGAGTAATTAAGGTCGAGTTCCTGCGCGATGATTACCGGATCGTCGAGATAGTCGCATTTCTTTTGATACCATTCGTCATCCTTGCGCGGATCGTCTCGCCAGTGAAGGCTAAACGTCGATATTTTTCCGCTAAATCGTTTGTGGGCGAACGGGTTATTGGTGCCGTTCGGGGTCGAGATATCGATTCGACAATTGGTCGTATCAGAAAGGGACGCATCTATTAACTCCGGTCGTTCGAGATAGGCCGCCTCGTCCACAACGTAAATACTAGTACGGTCGCCTCGCCCGATCCCATCGCCTGCCTCGCCCGATATGATCGCGCCTGTGTCTGGAAACATTATCCGCATGTGGGGCGCGTGTTTTTTCACGTCCCATGAGCCCTTAAATTCCCGCGGAAGCGCTTCGGTAAATTTGCGGGCTTTGTAAAGTAATGATTTCGGGTCGCCGAGCTTATCGACATAGTCCTGCTTGCGCGAGCCGAAACCGACCGACATTCCATCGTGAAATAAGCAAAGCGTACAGGCGAGCGCGACCGTCAACCACGACATACCCATATCGCGCGATTTATCGGCGAGTCCCGGTTCGCGTCCTTTCCATCGATCGATTAGCCATTGAAGGAATTCTTCTTGTTTCGGGAATAAAAGAAACGGGATCGCGGCAGGCAGTCGACGGTCGACATTGCGCGGGTCGTACGTCATGCCCCAATCGTTAATAAATTGTATTGGGTTATCACGATAATAAACACGTAATGCTGCGAATTGTTTGGGGTTCTTACGAAGCGATTCGAGCCGACTTAGCCGCCATCGATAGGCGGCTATATAATCGGGATTCTTGAAATCAAAATCGAATGGAACTGGCAATCGTTACTGGCCGTTATCTGGAATAATTGCCGGTATATCGATCTCTGGTGGTGGGGTGCCATCATTTGCAGGCGGAACAAGATTTGTCGTTTTCGATACAATGGTATTCGCAACGGCAAGTTTGTCCGTTAAATCTTTGATTACCGCATCTTTCGCAACGGCTTGTTCACTTAACGCTTTACATTGGTTTTCCATTAATGCAAGCGCGGTTCGTACTTGTACGTTCCCGGTCATGACTTCGCCGAGTGTCTGGTTTAATATTTGTTTTTCTGTTTGCAATACGTGCAACGCGTTTTGCATTTGTAAACCGTTCGCGGTTAATGTATCGATTTGTTTCTGTAAACCGTCTGACATTGGTACGTTCCCTTATTATTAAAATTAAGTATTCTACTATTGATCGCCAAAACAACAAAAATAAAATGCTTGGTCTGACACTGATCCCGAGGATCGACTAGCTGTAGTTACGACAAAGGTTGTCCCGTTAGTGACTACCGCTTTCGCGAGCGCGATCCCGTCCTCGATCGTTACTAAAATCGCGTAGTTTGAACTACTGAAACCGGTCGTTAATGTCAGTGTGTAAACCCCCGTACTATTTCTGACGATAGACGTTACGTTGTAACTCGCGGAAATCGTTGGGGGCGAACTCGACGGGCTTGTAATATATGCCCACGCTTTCGCAACGCCCGGATGATTCTGCACGACTGCTGGGACGACCGCAACGGTCGTACTGGTCGCGGCTTCCATATCAGTCTCGACGGCGGCCGTCACTGTCACGGTGCCTGACGCTGTGATCGTTCCGCCCGTCACTAGCCCAGACGTTGCGACCGACGTGACGGTTCCCATCGTTAATTGGGAAGTCGTCGCGAGCGTGCCCGAAGTTGGGAACGTTACGGACGTATTGCCCGTCAATGTACCCGTAAAAGTATTCGCGCCCGAGAATGTGACATTACCGCCGATCGTGATCGTGCTCGAACCGTTATTGACGCCCGTGCCGCCGTACGTACTACCAATCAAGCTGGCTTGCCATGTACCGACCGCGATCGTCCCTAGGCTGGTTATGTTCGTCTGTACTCCGCCCGGTAGGGTAGTTCCCCATGACGGCACGCCGCCGGATGAACTCAACATAATGCTTGAATTGGCCGGAGTGATCGGGGCGAATACATTCGCACTCGACGCGTAAAAGATCGTATTGATCGCCGCCGTTAATGGGATCGTAAAGGTCGACCATTGCGGGGTCGTGCTCGCACCCGACAACAAGAGTTGTTGAGCGGTCGCAGTGCCCGCAAGGATAGCGCCCGCACTACCGGTTGAATAGAAAATACCGCCGTTGTTGGCGCTCAGGTTTGCATTCGTTCCCCCGGACGCAAGCGGGACAGGGAGAGTCGGTATCTGGCTAGTCGTTGCGAGCGTGCCGGACGTCGGGAACGTCACCGATGTCGTATTTGTCAAGGTTCCCGTAAATCCGTACGCGCCACTAAAAGTGACGGCTCCGGCGGTCGTTAACGCACCCCCGAGCGATAACACATACGCGCCCCATGCTGGCGTCGCCGCGTTACCTGAGAGTAACGGTAAGCCCGCGGTCGCAGTACCGGCAAGGATTTGCATTTGCGCCGCATCGCTCCACACGATACCCCCGGCATTTGCCGTCATGTTGCCATTCGTTCCGCCGTTTGCTAGCGGTAGAACGCCGGTCACGCCGGTTGTCAATGGCAAGCCGGTACCGTGCGTTAATGTAATTGATTGCGGCGTCCCGAGTATCGGAGTAACGAGCGTTGGGGACGTTGCGAGCACCGGCGAACCGCTTCCGGTATAAGCTACCCATCCGGGCACCCCCGCAACGCTAGATAGCAATGCTGCGCTATTAACCGGAGTGATCGGGGCGAATACGTTCGCGCTCGAGGCGTAAAAGATCGTATTGATCGCCGCGGTCGTTGGCATCGTGAATGTAGACCATAACGGGGTCGTGCTCGCGCCCGACATTAATAACTGCTGCGCGGTTGCTGTCCCTGCGAGTAATGCGCCATTACTGCCCGTTGAATAATAAATCCCCCCGGCGCTTGCAGTGATTGCAGCGCCAAGGCCACCGCGCGACCCTGCCAGCGTTCCCGTCCAGCCGAGCGTTAAGGATACCGCTTGCAAGAGGGAAGTCGCCGGCGTGCCGCCGAGTGTTAACGTTACGTTCGTGTCGTCCACTTCGGTCATTGCGGCCGGGCTTGGTATTTGCGCCGTCGTTGCGAGCGTACCGGAAACCGGGAAAGTCACGGACGTGTTGGCCGTAAGTGTCGCGGCGAAAGTATGCGCGCCGGAGAAAGTAACATTACCGCCGATTGTGATCGTGCTCGAACCGTTATTGACGCCTGTGCCGCCATAAGTCCCGGCGATCACGCCGCCTTGCCATGTACCGCTGCCGATCGTGCCTAGCGTCGTGATCGAAGTCGCGCCGGTATAAGTCCCCGCGGCGACGGCGTCAAGTACGGCCGACCACCCTTGTGTGTCGGTACCGATCGTCAAGCCTAGATTAGTAACGGCGGTCGGTACGCTTGCAAGATCGGATAGGTTGTGTGCGGCTTGTAAAAAATCAAACTGGAAAATCGCGAGCTCTAACATTGAGTTAAATATAATGCTATCCGTCCCGATCGTAACGGGTTGCGGCGCTTGAATTACGTAAATACTGCCGCCGTAGCTCTCACCGTCGAAAATCGGAATATATTTCCCGGGTACCATTTGCGAGGCTTGATTGAAATAAGTCGCGCGTGTCGCCTGCCACGGCACAGAAACGCCGTCGCCTTGCGTAGTTAAAATATAAATACCGTTTTGGAAAAATGACGACTGAAACGGGACGAGGAAGGGATCGTCGACGTTCACGGTTTCGCCATCTAATGAAAGCGCCGCGAATGTCCCGCCCGCATCGGTCAAGGTCGCCCCGACTCCGCCGGACGCATTGTCGTACGTGGCATTAAGGTTATCAGGCGCGATGACTTTACACGAGGGGAGGAAATTCAAATTAAGCAATGCCTGCGGGACGCTCGCAACGTCGGACAAATTGTCCGCCTTAAGCATGAAATTAACCGGTTGAATAAGCGGGCTAAACGTGATCGGATCGGTTCCTACCGCGGAAACCGTCGACGTTTCATACCAAGTCGCCCCGGCATTCACGTTTCCATTCTCGATACTAACGAGCGTACCGGGTTTAATTTGTGCGGGAGTATCGTAATAGGTCGCACGGGT